TAAAACTGCGAGATTTTTTCGGTCAAGCTGAGCGAGTTTGTTAACGCTGCCATGGTTTAATACCTTATTTCAAAAATGGGAAGAACTCTGCAACCGCGTCGAACTCCGCTGGAGCTTTTGACGTTGGTTTATGAGCGACTTTAGGTGTTAGCTTTTTGGGTGGCGCCGCTTTTGTCTTTTCGACTTTTCTCATCAAGTCGTCGTAGCGCTTAGCCTTGATTGCCGCGATATACGCTGGCCCACTGGTTACGCTGGCGATTTCCTGCGGAGTCATGCCGATAGACTCAAAGAACTTTGCGCCGTCCTCCAATAATTTTTGTCGGGTTTCGGTCTTCACCCACTCGCTTGGGAATTTATCCTCGATCATCGAAATGGCCGTTTTTATTTCTCCAGCCTGACGATCTGCGAGCGCTTTTTGGGCTTGCGTCTTGACTTCATCCTGCATGGCTTTGATGCGCTTGTACTCAGGGAGGTCGTAGTCCATGAGGTACTCTAAGTGCTCTTTGCCTGCTTGGGTCTCGCCAAGAATTTCCAAATATTGCGCCGCTCGTTCAAATTCGCTTGCTACAGCTTTTCGCTCCTCGGCTAGCAGTGCCATTTCGGCCTTATGCTCCCGTGCAGCTTTTTCACTGTTGCGGTTAAAACCTATGCCCTTCTGTGCGTACTCGATTAGCTGGTCAATTCCAAGCTCGTGCTCTTCCCCAGCGGCTTTGATTTTGTAAACCGCCGGCTCTGCGCCTTGCTCTTCCGTCTGCTCTTCGCCTTCGCTTTCGCCTTCGTCGGTTTCATTGTCCGAAACCTCTCCTAGCACTTCTAACTCCTCGTCGGCTTGCTCTGCGCCCGTTTCTGGGTTGGCTGCTTCTTCCTTCGGGGTCTCATTGTTGAAAATTGAATCAAAAACGCCTGAGCCTGTGAATAGGTTGTCAGTCATGTGTGCATAACCTGTGCGTATGTGGATAACTCCACGTCTTTCATAGTGTAAGCCTGTGGATAACTGCGCGTCAAATTTTGGGCATAAAAAAACCGCCTCTAGGGCGGTCTCGGTGTTGACTTTGTGTTATACAGCCCTGCGCAGCTTAGACCGCGCCTCTTGCTTGTCTTTAATGCGCTGCGACTCTTGGCGTGCCATTTCTGCCGTGTACTCAATCCCCGCCAACTTTGACTCGAGGGCGTTTACCGCTTGGCATTGCGCCCATAAGGACTTGCGGAATAACCGCTGATACCACTTCGACCGGCTGAACTCATTGAACAGCCTAGCCTTCTCCGCTGTGAATATCTGCGAAAACACTGGGTTGGCCCGCAACTGTCGAACATTCTCCCCCGCAATCATCGCTTGGGTTAACTCTTCCGCCACATCTCTCATTGAAAATCCCCTTGGTTTTGTTTGAATTCGTCATCCAGTTGCTTGCCGGCCTGCTGTTCGAGCTTGGTCAACTCTAACGCATTAGCTGCTATGGCCTTCTGCCTATCCAGCTCTAGCTTGAGCATGTCAACCTGCGCCGCCAGCCTAGCCGATTCCACCCGCGCCTGCCCGCGTATCTGCTCCAGCATTAGCATCGGCTCAATATTCTGCTGTTGCTGTTGTAGCTCCTGAATTTGTTTTTTCAGCGCCTCATTCTCGGCCTGTATCATTTGTGCCGGCTGTTCAGGGTCGTTGAAATAGTCCGAAACGTTGTGGATGCCTGACGCTTTGGCGAGCTTTGAGACTAGGTTGTAGAGCTTCTTACCATCGCTTAGCCCTGTTCCCTGTAAGTTCGCTGAAATGCTTAGTAGGTTGCCCATTACATCGATCGTTTTTTCATTGTCGCCATACCCAGTCCCAACAGTAACCTGGCAGGAGTGATCCAAACCCCATGAACTGGGTGACACTTGCATTGGCTGGCCGAGAATTTTTAGCTCCCGATCTTGCAGCCGGTATTTCTGCGAGTAGTAGCAAAAACCTTCGTATAAGTCACGAATCAGGGTCTCTGCTATCGTCCGCAGTACTAACTCCATTTTCGCTTGAGATGAATCATCAACGCCTTTGAAACGCGTTGCAGTTTCTTTGTGTAGCGCATCCTCTTTCAGCCCCTGATTAGCCATTAAGCCGCCAGTTGACTGGGCGCGCTGCGAATCTAGATACTGGATGACCGTTAGGGCCTCTTGTGAGACCGGCTGAATAACTAACGGGTAGGCGGCTTCAGCTAGCGGGATGCCACTCATCGGGTTAGCGCGGATTATTGACCCGTCGCCGGTAATGTCGTGGAAGTTTAATCCTAGATCTGTCGAGGTGTTGACGATTAGGCGCCCGCGCGTGATTTGTGCTGTGTTGTCCAGCATTGCGCGGCTGATCGTAGTCATCACGTCTTGGTATGGCACCACACGCTCTGCGCGGCTCACCCCAACGATGTTGTCCGGTATTAAACTGGCTGAACCAAACGCAAAATTAATGCACCGTGGGTCATCCTCAACCTCTTCATTTTGCAGCACCACCTCGCCATATTTAATAACGTGCCGCGTCTCAATTATGCCATCACCGTCGAAGTCCACACGGATGAAGCCATCAAACCCCTCGACTAACTCGCTTGCCCACTCGGTGCGCACGGATGAAATGCCGGCGTTGATGCCAGGATATGAGGTGCCCTCTTCGGTGCTAGACGATCTAGAAGCTGTCGATATTTGGTCAATCTTCTCCCTACTGTGCCCAGCGGCAAGTAAGTCACCGCGCCTAGTTAGCACTCGCTCGCCAATTAGGCGCGCATCGCCTTTGCTGGTAGCGTCGAACGACATAATGAAATCACGAACCGTAACGCGGCGCACAAATGGCTGGCTTTCATCGTTTTTTGTCAGTTTAAATTTTGCGCTCCAGCGGTCGCCTTCGCTGTACTCGGTGGCCTCTTCGGGCTCGTACTCGATCAACTCAACCTTGTCGTAGGCTTTTCGGTACTGCTCATATAGCGCGGTCAACACCTCAGCGTCAACCCCGTCGTGCTCTTTAATCCTGACAACTTTTTTCTCAGCGAACCCATACCGTAAAACTGAAATCGGGTGCAACACTGCCCCCATTAGCGCCCCGTGCATTACTCGGTAATAGGCCGGTACTGATTTGATTAACGCCTCTGTGTAAAGAGTCTTTTGCTGCGCCTCCTGTACGTCTTTCTCGTCGTTCGGGTTCTGTGGTAAAAACTCAACCACTTGACCTGCGCCTAGAAACACACGGGCCAACGTCGGCATGTCTGAGTCGATCAAGTCGGCAACTTGGCTAGATGTGAATGAGCTGTAGCCCTCCTCCTCGTCGCCGCGCATTTCGCACGCATAGTAGGAATCAGCTTCTTCAGCCTTACTATAGATTGGGTTGATGCACTCAATGGACTCAGCCACAGCCGCGTCGATCATGTCTGTTAACTGCTTTTCGTCCATAGTTTCCATTAGTTATCTCGCGTAGCGTCGGTTGGGAAGGGTTGCATTATGCCATACATCCTGCTCTCTATTCGCGCCTCTCCTAACCGCCTCGCAAGCGTAGCGGATGGCATCGATGACGTGGTTTTTTGTGTCGCTCAGCACAGGCAATACCTTGTCGGTGAGTTTGTCTATCTTGTAGCTGTATAGCGTTAGTTCGTCAATTGCATGAGTGCAGCGCGGGTGAACAACAATATCGTACCCCTTCAAGAACTCAACGCCCTCTTCCAATGATTTCGGCCCCTTGACTGCGTTCATGATTTTAGGGAAACCGTGCGAGCGCATGTAGCTGATGGTTTCTGGCCGCGCCGAGTCTGCGACGATTGGCCACTTCTCCGACTCTGGCACGGTCATGAACAGGTCGGGCGTGTTAACTATCTCGCAGCCCACCATGTAGGCCTCATAATCAATATATAGCGTTCGCCCGACTATATGGCAACGCACCAGGGTGGTCGGGTCAACCGCGAAACCCCAGTCGGCGCCCAACCTGTGCACTGCATCAGCAGGTGCCTCGAATTCGTCTATGCGCCAATTGTTAAACACTCGTGCATTGCTGCGCGCTAAGTAGCCGCCCATCCAAACGTGTTGGTATTTGTCAATGTCTCGCTTCCGGTCGTACTCCATCTCGTCGCGTAGAACGTCCGGGAACCATGGGTTATCCGTGTAATTGACCCTAATAACGCTTGCGTCTTTCGGTGGTGTATCGCCTCGCAATAATGTGTCAATCGGGTCAGTCGCTAACCGCGGATTCCACGTGAACCACAACTCCGAGTTTGGTTTGCGGATTGTCGGGCGCAGCAAGTCAAGGCTCGTCTGGCTCATGCTCTGCGCCTCTTCGACCCATGCGCAATCGTAGCCCTCGAGTGATTTGATAGAATCAGCGGTGTGGTTCTGCATGCCCTGAAAGATGATCATGCCGTCACCTTTGCGCGACTTAATCACGGCCTCTTGAACCTCAAAATAGGCACCGGCTCCCATCTGCTCGATTTTTATTTCGAGTAGCCGCTTCACAGATTGGCTCAGCGATTTTTGGATCTCACGAACGCAAACAGTCCGGCGATTTTGGTCAAGGATGTGCGCCTCAATCGCCAGTTCAGCAAAAAAGTGGGATTTGCCTGAGCCGCGACCGCCCCATGCGCCCTTATATCGGCTGGGTTGTAGTAGCGGCTCCGCCCATTCTGGCGTGCTCAAACTTAGTGTTTTTTGCTTTTGCAGGTTAAAACCCCGTGATTTTTGAGACTGTCGCTAGTTTCGACTATGTTTATGCGTCAATCTGGCTGTTTTTCGTCCAATTTCTTGATGATTGTGCGCTCGATGCGAGTAAATTCCAGAGCCCCGCCATCCGCACCAGTGACCTCGTGCTTTTGGGTTTCTGCCCATCGCATCTGCGTCTTGCTCCACCAGATCATCGCGGTAGTATCGCCACCCATGGCTTTCTGGAATATACCCTTACCCACTTGGGCGTTTGCTTTGGCCTTGCCTGAGATTAACTCATTCGCAAAATGCGCCCTGAGCGTGTCAATGTGAATGCCGTCGCGCACGAGAACTGCGATTTGTTCAAAAGGCACGCCGTAGCCCGCCATTGCCTCGACTTGCTTTCTATCAACGTCAGTTGGCTCAAAAGCCGGACGGCCTGCGTTTTCACGTGCTCCGCCGTTGCCGCCTTTTTTTATGTAGCTGCTATTTTCTTGAGCATTTGTCTCTTTTTTGGGCGGCTTGGTTGGTTTTTCAGTTTTTAGCATGATGCAGTTCCATATACTCAATCATCTTTGGCGCCGTGGCATTAAACCAAGGCATGAGCAGTTTTTGAGCAATCGGGTGCATTTCACGAAAGACATCAATTTCAAAAACGCACCTTCTGAGATCGTCCATTTTCCCGATCATTTTGCGAAGTCGCTTGCTCACCTCTGGAGAGTGCGTGCTCATTTTGAGATTGGTTATCAGAAACGAACTTGGAGTAAGCGTCCCGGCACCAGTGCTCCAAGGTTTCGCCCCATAAGGCTCACGATAATTTGAGCCTCTCCCCATCACGTTGACAGTCAAACCGTCAAACTCCTTTATTCTTTGCAGCTCCATCCCAGAAAGATCGACCGGGTCGTAATCCAGAACATTCACTGCAAATCCGCTTCCATCTGCGATTTTCTTGGCAATTAGATTGCTATGGCATTTTTCAGGCCGCATATATTGCCGGAATCGGCTTGCTGGTCTTTTTGTCTTGCCAATGTAAAACATTTCGCCATCAAGCGTGCAAAGCGCATAGACGACAGGTTTTTCGATCTTCATTGCTTGCTCTGGGGATAGTAATTCAATTTTCATTACTATTTTTCAACCTCCGCGAAAGGTTTGCCGCTATCTGCGTGAACTGCTTTTTTTCCGGTGAAGTCCTGCCAACGTTTGATAATTACGTCGCAATATTTTGGGTCAAGCTCCATCAAGTTGGCGCTGCGGTTGGTTTTTTCGCAGGCGATTAGAGTTGATCCGCTACCACCAAATACATCCAAGATGATTTGCCCCTTCTCGCTGCTAGATTTTATAGCCCTCTCACAAAGCTCTATCGGTTTTGGTGTAGCGTGACCGCCTTCGCTGCCGTCTCTTTGGTGCCTACTGAACTCCCACACGTTGTTGAAGTTATCGTGTGTATTATTGAAATAGGCGCGTGTATTATAATACTCGCGCTTTAAGTCGTCATACTCGCGCTTGAATACGTCAGTGCTGCTATCTATGCCCCATTGCTGAAATGCTTGATAAACCTCCCTTGTTGGCATACTCCATTGACTTTTGCACGTCCAATGATCCCCGGACAAATCGCTATGCCCTGCAATCTTTTTCATTGTTGGAATATCCCAACCTGCCTTTAATCTTTCTTGCAATAAATAATCTCGTATCGGCTCCCATCCTTCAAAATAGTTATCTGCATTATTATTGAAGTCTTGCACGCCACACATAACAAAAAGACATTTTTCATCAGCAATCGCATAACTACGCGTATTGTCTGAGTTTTGCCCTTGCCCGTGACCTTTTGCCCAGGTAATCAAATTCCTAAAAGTAGCCTGCTGGCTTTTAACCATTGGCTTTATGATTGCGCTGTAAATATCCATGAGTGGTTCATCGGTTCCCCAGCAATACCACGACCCATTTTCTTTGATCGCTGAGAACGAAAGGCACCCATTGCCTATTGAACTCCAGAAGGTCGTCGTAGTTTAGGTTATCGTTTAGAACTCCGTCTTTTTCTTTTTTCATGCCATACGGTGGGTCAGTGAACACCATGTCCGCCTTCTGGCCATCCATCAGCGCGTCCACCGCATCAATGCTGGTTGAGTCACCACACATCAGTCTGTGCTTACCAAGAATCCACACATCGCCCAGCACAGTGACTGGCTGTTCTGGCACTTCTGGCACCGCATCCTCGTCTGTCAGCCCTGCGGCTATCTCCACTGGCACCAGTGCTGCGATTTCTTCAGCGCTAAACCCAGTTAAGTCTAAATCGAAGTCCAGCCCTTTGAGCTCTGCGAACTCTAGTGCGAGTAGGTCATTATCCCACCCAGCATTTAGCGCCAGTTTGTTGTCTGCTATCACGTAAGCCTTTTTTTGCGCTGTTGTGAGTCCTGCCAGGGTGATTGTAGGAACCTCGGCCATGCCAAGCTTCTTAGCCGCCATTAGCCGCCCATGGCCTGCGATTATGCCGCCCTGCTCGTCTACCAATAACGGGTTGGTGAATCCAAACTCTCTAATGCTGGCCGCGATTTGAGTCACCTGCGATTCGCTGTGGGTGCGTGAGTTGAGCGCGTATGGTATTAGTTCGCCAACGCTTCTGTGCTCTATCTGTAACCGCGCCTTATCCTCTTGTGAGTATTTCACTTGTACCTCTCGCTGTTAGCTATGCGCAGCAGGTCGTGCAGTGTTGGGGCTGCGATTGATTGAAAACCTATAGGTGTTTCTGGGTACCATTGCAGCGTCCAAATCTCATCTGTGTCTATAGCTATCTGCTTGGCTTTGTCGCTTTCCCAGTCGTAATGTTCATCTTCCGCTATGGCCCGCTCGGCGGTTTGGTAATAACATTTGTGATTGTTGTGGGTTAGAGTTACTCCGCTTTTGTGGGGAGGCAGCAGCCCTTGAAAATCGTGCGCTTTCCGCTCGTTAGTGGCCGTGCGTGGCCCAGTGCCGGCGTTAGGGCTCCACGTATCCAACGGGTCTACAGTTTGCCTAAATCCTCCGAAGTGCTCCCAGAACTGGCGGCACTGGGATAGCTCTACGCCCCATAGCACGCCAAACCCATTGATTTGAACATCAACTGTTCTTCCAGCTTCTAGGGTGTCTATCTGGTTCATAGTTGGCCCTCCATCTCGTCAATAAGCTCGTTCATGGATCTCCTTAGCTCTACCTCGCACTTCTGCGGCATCCACTTTAGGTGGCATATTTGGTATTGCAGCTCGGTATGCTCTGCTGTGCGTGAATATCCAAATATACTCACGCCTTCCCCCCCATCTTCTCAATTGTGCGCATGGCACCTAGTCCTAGCATAGAGCTAGTCAATGCAATTAAATCTGCTATTCCAAGGTCTGGGCGCGGCATCAGCGCTCCTGTATGGATGCACTGATAACCCCAAATTGCCGTAGCAGCTAGGCAATATGGCACGTAGTACGTAAACAGCGCCGCCGCACAAACCCAAATGATTGCCGGCCGGCCGCCCTTCACGAATAGTCTGCTGTCCATCGCTTCGGTTTTTGTGATGTCAGCCTGAGCAAGCATTAGTTGCACCTGCGCCTGGAGCTGTTCGCTATCGCCCGATGCGTGAAGCTTCTCTAGCTCTAGCGCGGCCTGTGCTTTGGCTTGGGGGTCTGGTACAAACTTATCTAGCGCCGTTTTTCCAATATCTAGCAGTGCTGTTAAAGGGTCTAAGCTCATAAGTTCACCAACTGCTCAGCAATCCGCCGCGACGATCAGCCTTGGGCTGAGTAGCAATAGCTTCCCAAGATACTTTATCATAAGGAAAGGTAGCAGCGGTGAGAGTAGTATCTGCTAAGACAACACGGGCAGCATCATTGATAATGCCTTCGATAGCTTCGTTAAGAAGTTCCAGACCTTTAGCGCTACCTTGAAGGATATTGATAACACCTTCTAGGGTAGGATAAGGCATGGTAAGAATAACAGGTTTGCGGATAGTGGTGATACCAGTTTCAGCATCTACACTCTTCTTAAATTTGAACTCAACTGCCTTAGCACGGATATAGTCATTAGTGGTAATGGAAGCTACTAATGCAGCGGTTTCTTCAATAGTGGGATTAACTACTTCAATGATTACTTCTTGTTTTTCAATGGTGCTCATAAGGATTACCTTAGTGGGTTGGTGTTACTGGGTTAGTGGGTTGAGGCTCATAGGTTCACCAACTGCTCAGCAATCCGCCGCGCCCAGCCTTTGCTGAATGTGTCCCATGGGCGCAGGTTGGTCATGAATTCCAGCCTGTGCCCTAAATATTTAGCCGTCAAAACTGATCCGTCTTCGTCATTAACGCGCCTCATCGTCACATGCCCAAACACCCCATCATCCTTAACTCCAAGCGCTTGCTGCAATAGTTTGACCGCCTGCCCGCAGCCACTATTAACAGCGCAATCGAACACCGCAAAAGCCAGCGCAGGGAGTAGCTCCTCGCATCGGCAGGAGTCCCAAAAGTCGCGCTTGTAAATGGCCTTGGCGTCGTCCTGCGTCAGGTTTTTGATGTCGAGCGCCGGGTAGGACCTCTTGCTAATCCCCCAGTTGGTTTCGCCGCCGGGGTCCTTTGGGTTTTTTGAGTAACCGCCTTCGTCACCCATCAGCCGCGTGAAGCATTCGTCGTAATAGCTCATTTTTCCCCCTTTGTGCATCTCGCGTGCCATGCTAAAAGCTCGTCGCTTGTGTAGTAAACTCGGTTCCTATCTTTAAACTTTACAGTTGGAGCATCTTTACTGTTTTTTAACAAGCTTAGCAATGCTCTATATTCCGTACCAACCTGCCTTGCCAGCTCGGCTACAGTCATGCACGGCTTTCTTGGTTTTCTGACTCCTTTTATTTTGTCATAAACAAAAGTTTCTGAAAGCTTCATAAACTACTCTCTTATTTTACCACATTTCCCGAATTTTGCTGCATTTTCGCAGCTAAAAACGCTTCTATTTTCGCAATCTGCGACTCAACCCAGCCGTCAAAATCTCGGTCTGAGACAGGCGCAGTGCAGCCTATTTTGCATCCCTTGCACAGCGTGTGTGCCTGGCAATGGTCAATTATTTTTTGCGCTACTTGCACGAATCACCCTGTACTTTGTCACGTTTTCCCAGCAAAATTCACGCGCTGGGCCTTTCATTATCCTTCCGCTCAACCGGTCCACAACCTCGACGATTGTACGGCCTGTCACCGGCGGTCTATGGTCGTTTTGATCAGTCCATTCCATTTTCGGCCACCCATTTTCGCGCCAGCATTTTGAACCGCTCGAGCATAGTTCGGTCAAACACCCCGAAAATATTACTAGCACGGCTTTTGATTATCTGCTGAGCCTTAAAAGTTGATGCAAAGCTAGACTCAAGCCTAAACTTATCCACAGACTTTTCCACAGTCACTAAAATTGGTGAGCTCGGTGGCGCTATTGCTATGCGCTCGCTTATTATTCTGATCATTTTTTGCCCTTAACCATGCGCCACCAGCGTCAAGCTGCCGGCCTTTTTAGTGAAACACCTGCCGCGCTCAGGAAGGAACACAAACACCGACGCGCCTAGGTAATCCTCCGGACTGCCTGCCAACTTCTTAGACTTCGCGGTCGCCTCTGCCAACCATTGGATTGGGTCTTTTGTTTCAACCATTATCTGTAAATCAAGTGCCATGCTACCACCCCTATTTGATCCCGCGCCGGTGTTGGCGCGGGGTTGTTGTTAGTTAAACAGCTCCGCTGATGGTGTTGTTCTCATAAATCACCATAGCGAAAACTTTGCGGCCTTTCGCTTTGGTAGCTTTTATCCACAAGCGAGTCTCGCCCCAATGGTCATATTCTTTCACCGATTTGACGACCCATTCGAAACCATGAGCAATTAACTTATCTCCTGTCATTTCAAAGTTGCTTATGCTTCCAATTTGAGCGCTCATGTTATTCCCCTTAATTCCCGCCAGCGGTATTGCTTGGCGTTGATGTAACTATACTATAGGTTTAGGTGTTCGTCTATACCCTAGGTGCAATATTTTACTTTTTTAGCTGTTTTATTTTCAGTCGGTACTCAGTAATGACCCGGCTATAGTCCTCGGCCCTGAATTTTGCGCTGCTAGTGTCAGCCTCTAGTACCTCCACCGCTTCCAGCCCAATCCTGCCTATCAATTTCAGCCTGTATTGCGCCAGATTGCCCGATAAGTACAGATTACACTGACTGCATTGTCGCCACACTTGAAGCTCATTAAACCGTAATTGAGGCCGCGCTCCGACGGTTAGATAGTGTCCAGCGTGCCATTGCCCATGCCAATCTTTCGACTTATCGCAGCTTATGCACCCCTCGTCTTCGTCCCTGAGCCGAATGTAGGAGTTGAAAACCTTTTGGGCTAGTGCCTTCAAGTGCGTAGTATCGCTGGCCTTGAATTCCGCCTTAGCCTTTTTGGCTGTGGCCTCGCGCCCTAGCGTTAGTGCGCACTGGATGCCGCAAGCCTTGGCTAGGCTATTGAATGGCTTGAACTGCTCGCCGCAAGCTCTGCACTTTTTCAGCCGTGGCTTATTCATGCTGCGCCCGTTTCAACTCCGAAAACTCGCCTTTCGACTCCAGTATGCACCCATGCTGCGCTGCGAAGACTTGCAACCAATTTAAAAAATCCGACTTTTCACCCTTAGCCCATGATGCACTGCTGGTGTAATCAACCTTGGCTCTGTGCGTCATCGGGCAAAAAACATCGTGCACTAGCCAGCCCCACGCGGTTTCTCGGTAGCACAAGCCCTTAGCTGTGCGCTTCATGCCTTCGGCCATGTTAACGCTAACCTCCTTTGCGTCGCACTTTGCGAAATGCCCCGCCAGCTCAGTTAGCCAAACGTGAAGCAACGCATTCATCGGAAGGCTCGCGCTTTTCCCATGCCTGCACTTGTACCGGGTGAATCCCTCAGTCTTGAAATTGGCATCCAGCCACTTGTGCGCCTCCGCTAGTGTGCGCGCTGAGTCTACTGTAAATTCGCAGTTAGTCATTGCCGTACCTACTAAAAAAGTCTCTGGCAACTCTTACATTTTTAGCCCTAGTAACTGAGTCGTTGTATTTAGTGTGAATATTTTGAATGATTCTCAATTCTCCTTCCACTACGCTGCGAAATGAACTGATTACTTCATGATAGGTAGTGACGTACAACTGCAATTCTGTCATGTCTCCGTGGTTAATTACTTTGCCGCCCATGAGCTTAAACATGCTATTGAAATCGGATAGCTCTTCATCGTTTAAACTTCTCATATCAGTCATTGCTCACCTCCACTACATGCTCCCAAAAGTGTTTGACAAGCAATTGCGCCTTGTCCTTGTCTTCTGTAGTTATCCGTTCATTTTTCACAACGTAGTCATCACCCCAGCCAACCCAGATTTTGCCGCCTGAGCACAAACGCTGCTGAAGGTTCTTTTTGACGCACACTGCGTATTTCATTTAGCGGCCGCCCGTGAAAATGTTAGGCATCCGATCAAAACGATTCTGAACAACTCCGGCTTATGCTTAGCCCAATTGCCGAGCGTTTGAGCGCTCTGGCCGGTTAGTTCCTGAACTTGGCGCAGGTTTTTTAGGCCTGCTGCCTTTGCTTTTTGGCTTGGGGTCATTAGCACACCTCAAGAATCTTTATGCTTGCTGTTTTTTGTTCTTTGGCTAGGATTTGCAAAGATTCTACATATTTTGAAATTTCGATCTTGGTTGTTTCAACTTTGCCG